TCTACTCTTTTGAGTAGACCATCCATGGTATCTAACCAATACTATGCACTCACGTTTGAGTGTCTATCGTGTATATTATGCGTACCAGAGTAAGGGAAGCCTTCTTTCCGTCATACACCGCGTCTTGGACTCCTATTTGGAAGTCTTTGACGCCTTGTGGTGACCCTAAGAATGCGACCGTCACTGAGAACTACGGTGGCTTTTCTTACGTGTCGAGTTTTCAACAAAACTCTGACCCGGAAGTTAAGTCCCGTGTTAGCACCAGAGATACTTGGAACTTCTTCGAGAATTATTCTCGTGAATGTATCCCAGGCTCTGGCGGTTCTCAGCCATCCGGTTGTGAAGTCGTTACTTGGAGGTATGTCGTAGCTTATCCGCCTTGCGGACATGCTACGACCACTACCGACCCAAGAGTCGGCTTCTGGTCGGGTGGTTATACGAATGGTACCATAGGTCCTTGGGACGACCCCACTGTTGGGATCGAAACAATGTATAGCCCAGTTGGCTCCGGAAGATTTACATCTTTCGGTGTCAATGAGGATGAGCTCCGTGATCGGGCTTTCAAAGCCCTTCTTCCCGGGATTCGTCCTCGTCTTTCTCTCCTTAATTCATTATATGAACTAAAGGATTTTAAGACCTTGAGCCATACATTCCGTAACTTAGCTAAACTCCCTGCTAAAGGAGGCTCGTTAACGTTACGGAAGGTACTTCGCAAAGCTGTCCAGAACACGTCTGATGTTTATCTTCAGTACATGTTCAATATTGGACCGCTTTTGAGTGATATCTGTAATATACAGAGATCGCTCAAACAGACTCGCTCCCAAGTGAACAAATTACTTGAGAACGAGGGCAAGCGCACGATTGTCCGTTATGGACATCGTGTCGAATCCCCTGTCTATGCTAATTCATCATTGGCATTAATGGGACATTCGATCGGTCAGAACTATATCGATCGCCCGTCCGAGTTAATCGGTACTGGCAATTCCTACAGAACTGTTACCGCTGACTTGCAGTTTCGGGCCCAGATGGAGTATAATTATACTCTTCCGGGGTGGCAGAGGCATAATGCCCAACTGCTTGGGTTACTAGACTCTCTTGGGGTTCAATTGAACCCTCAGATTATCTGGAACGCCCTTCCTTGGTCGTTCGTTATTGATTGGGTCGCTGACGTTGGTCAGTGGCTTAGTCAATTCTCGAACGCCAACCTGAAACCTGTTACGATGATACATCGGTTTTGCTGGTCCTTGCATGGACGCCGCACCATTTCCTGTTCAAAGGATCTGATGATCGGCACTCCTTATGCTCGGACTGGCATACCTGTGTCTACAATCCGGGAGGAAGCGTATATACGCTCTCCTTCTAGACCTGACATGGTATCTGCCCTAACGGGCAGTGGGATCTCATTAACTGAGTTTTCCCTAGCAGCAGCACTCGGCGGTTCTCGCTTGAGATAGCTGTTGAACCCTCCGCTCGCATACCGGTTAAAGTAATGCGGTACCGTATGTTACCTACTACACTAAATACAAACGAAGTTAAAGACAGAACTGGGACCGAACAAGAGTTCGGTCGCATTGAAACCTCAGATCGCCAACTTATCTTCTCCCTCCTCACGGAGGTACCAAGTAAGCCACATCGGATTACAGTATCTCATACTGAATCTGGTGTTGGGACGCTTCGTCGTCGCCGTTCGCTCGTCAGAGTGGATAAATCCATCTCTGGTGAAGTCGATACTGCGAAGATTGAACGCGTCTCGGCCTATGCCGTTTTGGATTCCCCTGTCGGGAATCTTAACGCCACCACCGAACTGGCTAACACCGTTGCGAATCTCGTTTCGTTCCTCGCTTCGCGAGGCGCGAGTACGACAATTCTCTTCGATGGAACCGGTTGCGGAGCTGAGGCATTGATCAATGGGTCTCTTTAATTAGATACCCAATTCGTCATGCTTAACTAATAGAGATGAATACTATGGAATGTCTTACCTATTGGTAGAGTCGCTGTGACTCCCTGTGAAGGAGACATTACATAAGGTTATCGCGGTTTATGCTCGCCGAGAAAGCTTTTGCTTAATCTAGCGGTCATATTCCCACGGATAGGTAGAAGGAATTCTATCTTTTCCGTTCCCTTGCGTACAGCTAAACGCATTGGAGTGACAAACCCAGGATATTAACTATATCCGGTGATAGCTTGCTGAGCTATCACTTCTCTGTTAGTTCGTTTGTATTGAACTGCCTAGTAGAGACATGCTCTAGGAGGATTACCTTATGGAATCCAATAAGAGCCTAGATGAAATAAAACTCATCACAGCCCTCCTAGGCAGCGTTCAAACGCTGCATAGTGAGTGGTTTGACCAGCGGTCATGTCGTCTTACCCAACGCAAGTTGGTTAAACGATATGAACGGGAGGGCCTTGGTTTTCTAACCAAGACTCTTCCACGTCTAGGCAAAGCCTTTGATCGGGCTTTGACTGGCGAGATTGCGTTTAACTCTATCGAGCTTGGGTGCAAACCCTTTCCCGGTAGTAAATTCCCGAAGTTATTCGGTGAATTTTTTAGACGCATATTCGCCTACGACGGCATGGTTTTACCTTCACCATGCGTTGTAAGCATCAAGCATATGAGGACTATCTTTTACTTATTTTATAAGTATGAGATTCCTCACACTCAAGATACTGAACAACAGGTCGTTTCTCAGTTTATAAAAACTGAGGACGATATTTCTGTATATGACGAAACGTTTAATCGTATGGCTGACGGGATTGGTGAAGACCAATCTCGTTTTGCCACACAACAAAATGAGGCTCACCAAATATATGGCGAGCTTCATGCACGTGTCGACAGTACTCCTGCTGGTACACTTCCGTTTCCGACGACGCTTTCGCGTTGTCTTAATGGTCGTGCACGAGTAGTAGTACGAAGAGCAAGAAGATTTCTAAACAATCTCTTCTTGAACTTTGACCCAACTGATGTTATTCCTAAGCATGGACCAGGCGCGGTTTCTACCAAAGAAACCCTCTGGTCCAAATACTTTTGGAGCAACATCCCTGATCGACTCAGTACATGTTATCCTATAGATTCATATTTTTATGCTTCTGTAGGACATGTATGTGACGATTACTTGAGAGAGATCTCAAGTATTGGTAATCAAGAGGACTTCGCACGAGTTTTACTCGTTCCGAAGGACTCTCGTGGTCCTCGCCTTATCTCTTGCGAACCCCTGGTTTTCCAGTGGATTCAGCAAGGATTAGGTAGTGCCATTGTCCGTCATGTTGAGCACCATGCTCTCACAAGGCATGAGGTTCACTTCACAGACCAAACCCCTAATCGTATAGGTGCCCTTTTTGGGTCCCGGTACGGTCAGTACGCTACCTTAGACCTCTCTGAGGCCTCTGATCGCGTAACGGTTGGTCTGGTTCGCTTGCTGTTCCCGGATAAGGTTTTACCTTATCTGTTAGCAGCTCGCAGTCTTGGGACTCGTTTACCCGACGGAAGTAGAATAACGCTCCGTAAGTACGCGCCAATGGGGTCAGCTTTATGCTTTCCCATATTAGCGCTTACGATATGGAGTCTACTTCGTGCCGGATTAACGGATGCAGATACCGACGAAATCGGTATCCTCGTGTATGGCGATGATGTGATCGTTCCAACGGCGAAAGCCGCGAACGCGATCGAACTACTCGAAGCATTTGGGTTGAAAATCAACCGTGCTAAGAGTTGTGTGTCCGGATTCTTCCGAGAATCATGTGGCGAAGATGCCTATAAAGGCGAGTCCGTCACACCGTTACGTATTCGTAACAGGATACCATCACGTCCCAGCCCTGATTCTTACGTTAGTTGGGTGGCTTATGCCAACCAATTTTACGAAAGAAAGTACTTCAAAGTCTATGAGTTAATCGTAGAGATGTTATTGCGTCTTTACAAGCGCATACCATCGAAAGACCTCCATATTGGATGTCCTTCCTTATACGAAGTACCAAACGACAAGGTATACTTCAAGCAGAGACCGAACAAAGACTTGCAAAAGATGCAATATCTTGTTTGGACTGTTCAAAGTAAACCCGTGCGTAAGGTCCTACCTGGATGGAAGATGCTTCTCAGATATTTTTCTGAGTCGCCTTCCTTTCTAGGTGATCCCCAAGCACGGAGTCGCATGCACGCACCAGAAGGATGCGTGTCTGGAAAATGGGAATCGGACATTGTCCGAGAGCCATTCTCTGTCAGTTCGTACACGAAGCGAGGGACTATTAAATTAGTCCGCCGCTGGCAGTGAGAGTTGGTGTGAGTCTGAACGACTCACTCCAAGCGCC